GCCTCGTTCGCACGTCCATCAATTTAGTTAAATCTCCTAGCCATGCGCGGGCGTAAACCCAAAGTAGTCCCGGTCCACAAGCGGCCCAAGAAGCCGCAGACGCCTGCTGTCAAGGTGCACAGCAAGCGCACTACACCCGCGCCAAAGGCGCAGGCGGCCGCAGAAGTTCCGCAGCGACCTGCTGTTTCGGCGCAGACCTTCGAGGCCGAATACAAGCAGCCCTTGGTCGATGCGGGCGTAGTGTCGGATGCAGACGCGCCTGCGCTCAAGATCATGTCGCAGGCGTTCTGGATTGCCGACCGCGCCGTGCGTCAGCTTGAGACCGAGCCCTTCACCCGCGACGACGAGAACGGGATCGAGCGCAAATCTCCCTGGCTGCAAATCTGGCGCGACGCGGCGACGACGTTCCGCGCGTATGCCTCCGAGTTTGGTATGACGCCCGTCGCCCGGGCGCGTGTGACGCCGGCGCCGCAGAAGAAGAAGTCGCTGGCCGAGATCCTATTCGAGGGCGTGACCAAGAATGAAGACGACGCCAGCGAATAGCCCCTATCACTACGACGCGAGGGCCGCCAACGGCTACGTCAGGTTCTTCGAGCTGTGCCTCAAGCACACGAAGGGCGAGTGGTCGGGCCAGCCGTTCAAACTCCCCGCCTGGCAAAAGAAGATCATCGCGGACGTGTTCGGCTGGAAGCGCGAGGACGGGACGCGCCGCTATCGCACCGTCTACATCGAAGTCCCGCGCAAAAATGGCAAGAGCACCCTGTGCGGTGGTCTTGGTCTTCTCCTGACGTTTGCCGATCAGGAGCCAGGGGCCGAGGTCTATAGCGCCGCGGCTGATCGTGAGCAGGCGTCGATTGTGTTCCGCACAGCCAAAGAGATGTTTGCTCAGTCCGATGAGTTGCGCGCCGCGGGCACGGCCTACAAGTTCTCCATCGTCTCGAACGACTTCCCGCAGAATGTCTACCGCGTGCTGTCTGCCGACGCCTATACCAAGCACGGTCTCAACGCGCACGGCATCATCGTTGACGAGCTGCACGCTCAGCCCAACCGGGATCTGTGGGACGTGCTTACGACATCGACCGGCGCGCGGCGCCAGCCGATCACGATCGCCATCACCACGGCGGGCTTTGACCGCAACTCGATTTGCTGGGAGCTGCACGAATACGCCCGCCAGGTGATCGACGGGACGATCGACGACCCGGCTTTCTATCCCGTCATCTTCGCCGCCGACGAGAAAGACGACTGGACGGATGAGAAGGTCTGGGCGAAGGCCAACCCCAACCTTGGCGTGTCGGTGAAGCTCGACTATCTCCGCACCGAGTGCAAGCGGGCCCAGATGACCCCGGCGTATCAGAACACGTTCCGCCGTTTACACCTCAATCAGTGGACCCAGCAGGACACCCGCTGGCTCGACATCGAAGCCTGGAATTTGTGCGCGGGGCAATTCGATATCAAGCTGCTCGAGGGCGCGACCGCTTACGGCGGGCTTGACTTGGCCTCATCGTCCGACATCGCGGCGTTTGTGCTGTGCATTCCCGGCGAGAAAGGCGAGCCTGAGCATTACACCTGGCTGCCCTACTTCTGGGTGCCCGAAGAGAAGCTGATCGAAAAGGCCCGCAAGGACCGCGTGCCATATGACGCCTGGGCGCGCGACGGGCTGATCACGGCCACGCCCGGGAACGTCATCGACTACGACCGGATTGCCCACGACATCGGCGAGCTGGCCACCCGCTTTCAGATCAAGGAGATCGCCTTCGACCGCTGGGGCGCCGTGCAGCTCAGCCAGCAGCTCACTGGGGCGGGAATGACGATGGTTGGATTTGGGCAGGGCTTTGTGTCGATGTCTCAGCCCACCCGCGAACTGCTCCGGGTGGTGCTGGATAAGAAGCTCAGCCACGGCGGGCACCCGGTGCTCAGGTGGATGGCCGACAACCTGGTGGTGACGCAAGATCCGGCTGGCAACATCAAGCCCAACAAGGCCAAGAGCCGCGAAAAAATCGACGGCATGGTGGCGGGAATCATGGCCCTGGACCGGGCGATCCGGCACGGCGAGGCGGCGGTCTCGGGCTACGAGACGCATGGACTGAGGATGATATGAACAAAGTGCAAGAGTGGATCCGGACCGTGATTCTGGGCGAGCGCCGCGAAATGATGAGCCCGGCGATGACCGAGTTTCTGCTCGGCGGGTTTCAGTCGGCGTCGGGGATCACGATCACCGAGCAGAGCGCCCTGCGCAGCGCGGCGGTGTATGCGTGCGTGCGCGTCCTGGCCGAGTCGGTGGCGTCGCTGCCGCTGATCACCTATCAGCGCACGACCAAGGGCAAGGAGCGGGCGATCAACCACGCGCTGTATGGCCTCCTTCACGACACGCCCAACAGCGAGATGACCTCATTCGAGTTCCGCGAAACGCTGATGGGGCATGTCCTTCTGTGGGGAAACGCCTACGCCGAGATCGAGCTGAACAATCGCGGGGATGTCCTCGGTCTGTGGCCACTCCGGCCGGATCGAATGCAGGTCATCCGCAACAAAGCGGGCGCGCTGGCGTATCGCTACCAGATGCCGGACAACAGCTACACGGTGTTCCCGCAGTCGCTGATCTTCCACCTGCGCGGCCTGTCGTCCAATGGCATCGTCGGCTACTCGCCCATTCAGATGGCCCGCAACGCGATCGGCCTGAGTTTGGCCACCGAGGAATTCGGGAGCCGCTTCTTTTCCAACGGCGCCCGCCCGGGCGCGGTGCTTCAGCACCCGGGCCAGCTCGGCGACAAAGCCTATGAGCGGCTCAAGAATTCATGGGCCGAGCAGCATCAGGGCTTGTCGAACGCCCAGCGGATGGCGATCTTGGAAGAGGGGATGAAGATCGAGACGATCGGCATCCCGCCCGACGACGCCCAGTTCCTCGAAACGCGGACGTTCCAGCTTCTGGAAATTGCCCGCATCTTCTTGGTGCCCCCGCACAAGATCGGCGAGCTGACCAACGCAACGTTCAGCAACATCGAAAACCAAGAACTTCACTTCGTGGTTAATTCGCTCCGGAGCTGGCTCGTGCGCTGGGAGCAGGCCGTGACTCGCGACCTGATTGGGCCGCTCGAGCGGCGGACGGTTTTCGTGGAGTTCCTTGTCGACGGCATGTTGCGGGGCGATCAGCCGTCCCGCTACACCGCCTATTCCGTTGGCCGGCAGTGGGGCTGGCTCTCGGTCAACGACGTGCGCCGGCTCGAGAACATGAACGAGATCGGGCCGGAAGGGGATATCTACCTCGAGCCACTCAACATGAAGGAGGCCGGGGCGCCGGATCCTGAGACGCCGGCAAACGACACCCCGGCCGAAGAGCCCGCGGCCAACTCGGCCCGCGACTGGTCCATGATCTACGAGGACGCCATCGCTCGAATCCGCAAGCGCGCCGCGCGTGACATCGACGCGCGGCGCGTCAAGATGTCGGCTGATAAGCTGGCCGAGTGGTGGGCCGAATACCGCGCGGGCGATCTGGACGCCTACGCCCAGCTCGTGCTCGGGCCGCTGGCGGTGACCGTTGGGCGCGACGCCCGCACCTGGGCGGCCGATGTCATCCGCTCGCTGGACTCCGGCACGCCGCGAGACGCGGCTGGCGGCCCGTCCTCCATCACGATCAACGTGCCCGCGCCAGTGGTGAATGTCGCCGCGGCTGAGGTGAACGTGCCCGCGCCGGTGGTGAACATTCCCGCGCCGGTCGTCAACGTGTCCGCCCCGCCCGTGGTGGTCGACGTCTCCGCGCCGAGCGTCACCATCAACTCGCCCCGGATCGCCGAGGAAAACCAGACGATTGAGCGCGACGCGCGGGGCAACATCACCTCGACGACGACGACCGTGACATACGAAGGAGGCAACCAGTGATCTATGCTGACAGAGTGAAGGAGGCGTCGATTTCCACCGGACTCGGGAACATCATCCTGACTGGCGCGCCGACGGGGTTCAGGACATTCGCCTCGGTCATTTCCGTTGGCGAGGCGTTCTATTACTGCATCGACGGCGGCGCAACGGGGGAATGGGAGGTCGGCATTGGCGCGCTGACGGATGCCACGACACTCGTCCGCTCATCCGTCCTGGCATCATCGAACACGGGGGCCGCGGTGTCGTTCTCGGCCGGGGCGAAGACCATCTTCGTGACCATTGCGGCAGACGGGATATCTGCGCCGGAAGCGATGCAGACGACACTCGAGTCGATCAGCGCGCTTGCGGGCGAGTCGCTCAGACTGCTCGAGCGCCTATCGTTCCTGACCGCTCTACAGACCCCGACCAGCGAGCTGCGGGTCAACGTCAACGCCGGGACATTGCCCGTCGTGACGACCGTATCGACCGTTACTACGGTGTCGTCCGTAACCAGTGTCGCCAACCAGGTCAACGGCGGCGGCTACGCTCTCTCGCATCAGGTGATGAGCCTGATGAATCAGAGTGTCGCGTGCGGCATTCGTCA